TTTGAACGGAAGTTTGACCGAGCCGGAGTCCTGAATGTACGAGACCGCGACGTCTTTCCACAGTTGGATGTACGAGTCCATGCCCGGCGCGCGTTCTTCCAGTTTCTCCAACATTATCGAACTCAGTTGTTTGAAATCCTCCGGACCGACTCGGGCGGAACGAGTATCCAGGAACTTCCTGACGAAGTCTTCGGAATCCGGCGCGTACTCCCGCGCCAACTCCAAGGCCTCCCGAGCCGCGGCGGACGAACCTTTGTTGACCGCCTCCTCCAGTTCTTTCCGGAGTTGTTTCAAGGACTGCGCCACGTGTCCGGCGCCGGTCGCTTCGGAAGCTTTGATCAGCTCATTGATCGGTTTCAGCTGCGACAAAAGTTCCGCCCGAGTGGTGACCGTGATGTCGCGTTGACCCAGCAACTTTGCCATGTCTTTGGAGACTTTCGCGGTCAACCCGGCTTTCCCGGAGCCGTAACCCCGGAGCATAACCGCGGTTTTGGCGCCCTTGGTCAACTCCTCCCAGTCGAATTCCACGCCCAACTTTTCCTCCAGGGCGGCCACACGAGGATCCGCCTTGGTGTCCTGAGCAACCAAGTCGTAGATCCGGTTTTTCCGCCGAGTTTCCATCACGTTCGAAACCAACGCCATGTTTCTGTTGCCGGTCATCAGGGAAACCATCTGGACCACCGAAGCCGAGGCGTCGATTTCACCCAGCATTTTGGTGTAGTAACCCGAAAGTTTTTCGGGATTGGTGACGTCGCCGCCGGTCCACTCGTGGATACGACGATATTCCAGCGCCATACGAGTAACCATCGGAACTTCAACCGAATCGACCGAACGCACCGCGGAGTTTTCCAAAAACTCTCGAACTCGTCTGTCCGGTTGAGTCTTGGATTGGACGGTTTTCGCGAGCATCAGAATGTCCTCCTCGTTTCTGAGAAACGCCCGCAGACGACCGTCGTTCGACAACTTCTCGTCGGAGTCTCCCAACAAGGCGCCCAGGTGTTCCCGAAGTTCTTTGACCGCCTCCGGAGTCACTTGTTTGGCTCGGTGCGTGTTGAGAAAAGGACGAACCAACTCGCCGCCGGTGGGCTGCAAATAACCGTTGAAGTACAACCGACCACGAGAGTCAATCTGGGCGCGAACCTTGAAGGGTTTCTCCCGTCCGAGATGGTACAACGCGGTCTGCATCATCCCTTCGCCCATGTCTTGGCGCTTCAAGATTTCTTCGCGGAAACCGTTTATCGAGTCGTAGTACTCGGAATTACCGCGAGGATCCCGGAACCTCAACACACGATTCATGAACGGAGTGAACTCCGGGTCGACCTCGTATTGAAAAGCTTTGCCTTTGTTGATGAAATCGACTATGTCCCGGTCCATCAGCTCCGGGTCGAAATGTTTCGAAGCCGACGTGGTAACCGCTTTCTGGCCGGTCTTTTCGCCGAAAGGCGTGTAGAAATTAATATCACCTTTACGCAACACTAGGTCGTTGTCTTTGGAAACCGTTCCCAGTCGAAACCCGATGACTTGCTTCCGCTGCCGTTTCTGCAACTCCGGCATACGGGGGTGCAGAACAGTGACCTCTCGGGAGATCGTGTCTTTCCAACCACCTTGTGTGGGGCGGCGAGTGTCGACGTCGATGACGGACCGGCGGACGGTCGCGCGATTGTCCACACGGATCATTTTCGATTTCTTCATGAACTGCAAGAACTGAGAACCGACTTTGTGTTTGTCGGCCATGGTTGTCCCCAACCAAGGCAGCTTCCAACCGAACTCTTTGTGAAATTCCTCGCCGATTTTGATGGCTAAAGCGTCGTAATCCGTGGCCTGCCCCTCCGCCGCCAATTTCAGGGCTTTGGAGATGACCCGAACTTGCTCTTTCTCGTTGGGAACGACCTTGGAAAGAGCTTCGTCGCGCCAGTCTTTCCGAGACTTTCGAAGGTCAAACTCCAAACTCAGAATTTTGTTGAGCTGCTCTTTCTTTTGACGCTTGAATTGTTCAAAATGAGTTTCTTTCACACGACGCAGGTAACGGTCTTCAAAATCGTCCAGTTTTTCCCGAGTCTTCCGCCATTGCTTCATCCCCGGAACCACTTTTTCCACGGCGTTGGTCATTTTGGATTTCACCGTCAAGTCTTTGGAATCAAACAAAGTCAAAAAAGGAGAACGACCGGCCAACACGTGCTTGCGCGCCAAAGGACGACCGAACTTTTCTTCCCAGGAGTTTATGTACCGGGTGTCTTGTCGAAAATCTTTGACAATCCGGTCGAACGTGATTCGTTCGCCTTGGATGAACACCGAAGGCTCGTTCTCCGGATCGTAGGCGAACAGAACGTCTTTTCGACGAGAAGCTCGGTCCAAACGACGAGAAACGTTTGTCACCGAGAATTTCATTTCGTTTCGAAGGACGGAAGCCAAATTCTCCCAATCTTCTTTGGGTTCCTTGGCCTTTCGTTCCAAAACCACCCGAAGATTTTCGACCATTGTGGTTTGTTGATTCAAAGAAACTTTGTCATCCAGTTCCCGGACCAAACTTTCGATCCAGTCTTTCTGTTCCGAACTTAACAGTTTGGAGTTACGCATGTAATCCAAACGGTCTTGATGCAACTCAAAATCGGGGTTGTAATAAAGATTGGAACGAACTTCGCCCGTCCACGGGTCTTCCATTTGGTTTCGTTCGTCCAAGACGTCGTGCGTTCTTCGGCGAACAGATCTTTTACCGGACAGGGTGGTCCCTCGATAGTCGGTCAGACTCATAACCTGACCGGCGTTCGTTGCGTCGTCCAGGTACAAATCCCGAACGGCTTTTTTGTACTTGGGGTTGTTCAACAACTGACGTGTGTTCTTCGCCTCAATCAAAACATCTTCCGGTTTCCGACGAGTCTGAACTCGACCGAACACCGACTGCGCGGACTTGGTCTTCAGCTCTTTCAAGGCCAACGGCTTTCCGGCGGACGAAAAGAAATCTTTAACTTCCAAACCGCCGGATTCAAACAGCTTGACTCGGTCTTCCGACCCCAAGTGGTTTAATTTGACCTCGTGAGGTTGTCGTCCCAACCACGCGGAAAAACTCTCACGTTCCGAAGGCACCCCGTTCAAACGCGTTCTCGAAACTTTCTTGAGTTTGTTTCTTTTGAATCTTTCCCCGGAATCCTCCAACGCCAGCATCTCATCTCGAGATTTCAAAACGGGTACCAGAGAAGAACGACAGTTGAAGTGTCTGGGCGGAAACAAAGAAGTCTGGTCCGGCGACAGTATACGCCCGTCCTCGGCGGAACAAATCGAGGAGGTTTTCGCGTCCAGAATCGCGGTGTACTCAAACCCCTTGACCAACTCCGAATTACGACGAACGGTTTCCAACGCGGCTTGCGTCTCCGCTTGAGTCAAGGAAGTTCTCAACAAAGTTTTCGCGTGATGACCGGACAAGTCAACCGAACGCGTCACCTCGTTGATAATCTTGGAAAAAGAGCGACCCTCCGCGATTCCGTTCTTGATTATCGACTCGGCACGGTCTAAGGCGGACTTCCCTATCACTTTGTACTGAGCCTGCACCGGGAGTTTGTCGAAGATCTTAGTTTTGAGAAAGTTATCCGCCACTTTCCTTTTCGGCACGGAACGAAATTGGTAGAAATTACCGGCGGAAGCCCGCAAGTTATTCATCTGAAAGTCCACTTCATCCGAAACGAAACCGTGGACCCCTTTCACACCCAACCGGGTCATCTTCTTTTCGTAGGACTCGTAAAGCTCCGAAAGTTTGAATCTAATGTTCTTTCGCAGCGCGGAACGAACGGCCTTCTTGTGGTTTCTGACCAAATTTTCTTGTTCTTTCATCAGGTACTTCTCGTACCGACGAGTTTCCATATAATGCCGAACCGCCCTGTCGAAGAGCAACTGGTTTTCTGATTCCAATGACTGTGCGGTCATTTCAAACCTTTCTGATTATTTGAAAAAGCGGCCGATAAAGACTTTAACGGCCACAAAAGGCGGGAGCCAAACAAAAGGGAAAATCTTTTTGTAAGGATTTTCGATCAGCCACTGTTTGTAACGATTATCTATGTAAACTGATTTGTGCCGCAAAATCAAGTGCGGCGTCCCGTTTTCGGTTTTCACTCGATAAAACAAAGTTTTGAACGTGGCAACATCCCACCAAAATTTGACCCAACTGTGATCGGCCGCGATCCACGCGACC